TGCTACTGGATTTGAGTATGTTAATTATCAGACTAGCCTAGCTAACTGCCAACGCTATTACATCAAATATGGTGGTGACCAAGTTTATGAGCATGTAGCAAGCGGAATGGGAATTGCTGGAACACAGGCAAATTGTGATACCCCTGTTCCTGTTCCAATGAGAACTACTCCATCTTCTAGCATTAGCACTTTAGCTTTAAATGATGGGGTAAATTCTTTAATTACAATTACATCAGGCAATATTCAAACTACTGAATCAAGCCCAAAACGCATTTCAATTACATATATTGTGGCTTCAGGTGTTACAAATTATCGCCCATACAATGTAAATACTAACAATAGCACTTCAGGCTTTTTAGCTTTATCTGCGGAGTTATAAAATGATTACATACAAACTTGTAAATAATAGATTTAATATTCTTGATTCAATTCAAAGGTCAGATGGATGGTCTATTCCTATTGTTCCTAATAACACAGATTATCAAACCTTCAAAACTGCTGTATTGGATCAGCAACCTGGCAGTTCAGTTGTAGAAGATGGCGATTCATTTAGCATCAACGCTAACCCTAATGATTCAATCCTAGAAGATGCGGATGGTAATGTAATGACCATAAACGAAGCAAAAGCGTATGTAAGGACTTTGCCATGAGTATGATTATTGATGGAACTAATGGTCTAACATTTAACGACACTTCTACACAAACTGTTTCCGCTACAAATGCTTCTAATATTTCTAGTGGAACTTTACCTTTTGCTAGATTGCCTACTGGTAGCGTATTGCAAGTAATTCAAACTGCAAAAACCGATACTTTTTCTACTACAAGTAGCTCTTTTGTAAATATTACAGGGCTTACTGTAACAATTACCCCAAAATTTTCAACAAGTAAAATATTAATTATTGCTCAAGTTTCTAGTTCAGGAATGAACGGCAATTCAGCAATGTTTAAATTATCAGGTGGAAATACTTCATCTTATATTGGAGATGCGTCTGGTAGTGCAATTAGGTCAGTAGTTGGTGGTGGGTGGCAACAAAATTTAACTAATTTACTTATATCGCAAAGTTTAATTTATTTGGATTCACCAGCAACCACTTCTGCAACAACTTATTCAGTTCAATGCACAGTAGGCGGTAGCACAGGAAATCCAGTTCAAGTTAATTATTCTATTGGTGGTGGTGGAACTAATACTGTTGCCACAGGCGCTTCATCAATTATTGTTATGGAGATTGCAGGATGAACATTGCAAATGCTATTTATAAACTTTATCCACAGGTCATTACCATAAATGGTGATATTGCTTACGATGCAGACGGCAATGAAGTAGTTTATGACTTACAAGCCGTAACTGCACAAGCCGAAGCTAATGCACAAGCAGTCATTAATACAAAGGCTTCTGCACTAGCTAAACTAGCCGCATTAGGATTAACTGAAGATGAAGTAAAGGCATTAGTCGGATGATTACCTATACATGGTCAATTTTAGAAATATTTGGGAATCAGACGATCTCCAAAGTTCGTTATTTATTGAAAGCACAAGATGAGCAAAATACTGTTGAAACTGAAGGAGAACATACTTTCCTTGAAGGCACAATTATTAAGCCTATATCAGAAATTAAAGAAGATGATTTAACTCGCTGGATTGAGCAAGATACTACCCAAGATGAGCTAAACATTATAAAATTGAACTTAGAAAAGCAATTAGAAGCATTAAAAACCAGTAAAAAGATTGAATTTCCTTGGGAAAACAATACTTTTACGATTGGATAAATTATGACAAAACCTATTGACATCATTAGCAGAGCTTTAAAAGACATTGGCGCTTTGGAAGCTGGAGAGCAACCTTCAGCCGATGCTGCTTTAGATGCCTTTGATATGATGAATGACCTCATAGACCAATGGTCAAATGAGAATATGATGGTTTTCAACATAACTGAGATCATTTTCCCAGTTGTACCAGGTCAAGTTCAATACACTATTGGCCCTAATCCATCTACTGCAAACTTCATTGGGGCTTCATTTTTAGGCACTTTTTCAGGTGATGTTCTTACAGTTACTGGTTTAAATTCAGGAGCTGTAGCTCAAGGTCAATATCTAAAAGGTCAAGGCATTACTGCTGGAACTCAGATTGTTAGATCTTTAACTGGAGCTGGCGGTCAAGTAAACGAAGTTGGTACTTATTTGCTTAATAAAGTTCAAGGTACACAAACTCCTGTATTTACAGGCTCAATATCAGGGACAACTCTAACAGTAACTGCGGTTGCTTCAGGAGCTGTCAATGTTGGATCGGTTATTAGCGGAACTGGAATTACTGCTGGAACAACTATTAGCGCTTTAGTTAGCGGAACTGGTGGAACTGGCACTTATAAAGTTAGCGCATCCCAAACTGTAGCCTCTACAACCATTACTGGAACAATCGTTCCTTCAACGATAACTGCTTACTATCAAAAACCATTAGGCATAGATTCTGCCTATGTAAGGGTAAATACTAGTTCTAATGGTCAGCCTATTGCAAATGGCGGTTTGGACTACCAAATGGCAGTATTGGCTTTAGATAACTACAACTCGATTGGTCTTAAAACTTTGAATGGCCCTTGGCCTAAAGCTGTTTATTTCAATGCTGGAGAGCAATCAGGCAATGTATTCTTATGGCCTAATCCATCACAAGGCGAAGTTCATTTATTTGCTGAAACTTTGTTTAGCAATTACGGCAATATGTATGACGATATAGTGCTTCCACAAGGCTATTCAATGTGCCTCAGATGGTGTTTGGCAGAGCGTTTAATGCCTATGTATGGCAAAGCATCACAGACTCAAATTACGATGATTAACGCTTATGCTGCACAAGCCAAGGCAACTCTTAAAAGAACAAACATGGCCCCAGCTCAAAGCGCTCAATTTGCAGATGCAATGCTTTCAAGCCGTCAAAAAGATGCTGGTTGGATTCTTAATGGTGGATTCTTTAGATAAGGCTGGAAAATGGCTGATTTTGGCTTTGTTGGTTCGGCTTATGAAGCTCCTTCCATCTATCAAGATGCTCAGGAGTGTATAAACTTTAGACCGGAGATTGATCCTACAAAACAACCAGGATCAAGGGGAGTTGTTGCGCTTTATCCAACTCCAGGCTTAACCAATGTCGTAACACTCCAAACTGCTCAAGCCGTTAGAGGCATGAGAGCTATTTCAGGTCAAGATTACCTTGTAGCAGTATGTGGCCCTTATGTTTATGTAATGGGAACAAACTTTACAGCAACTATTATTGGTCAATTAAATACCTCAACTGGTCAAGTTAGCATTGCCGATAATGGCACTAATGTCTATATCGTAGATGGTTCAAATCGCTATACATGGCGCATTTCTAACCCAAATTCTGCTGTATTTGAAGGCACAATTAGCGGAACTACTTTAACTGTAACTAGAGTTCTTTCAGGAACTATTGCTGCCAATCAAGCGTTATTTGGAGTTGGCATTTCTAATGAAACTGTCATTGTTTCAGGCTCAGGAAGCACTTGGACTTTAAATCAAAGTCATACTATTTCAACTGCAATTCGCATGAATTCAGCCACAGTTGCTGCGGTTATAACTGCTTCTATGGCATCCACTACCTTAACTGTAAGCGCTGTTACAAGCGGAACTTTGTATGTTGGGCAGACTATTCAAGGATCTACAGTAACGGCTAAAACCATTATTACTGCATTAGGTAGCGGAACTGTTCTTAGTGAAACGATTGCTACTGCTGGCACAGGATATGCAGTAAACGAAAATATAACTGTTTTGGGCGGTGTTTATGGTTCTAGCCCTGCTACTTATACAGTTACCTCTATTGGCGGTTCAGGAGCTGTTACAGGGCTTACAAGGACTTTTTCAGGTCAATATACATCTAACCCTGCAAACAACGCTTCAACTTCCTCAGATGGCGCAGGAACAGGGCTAACCCTTACCTTGACTTTTGGTACAGGAACTGGAACTACTGGTAACTATGTTATCAATAACAGCCAAACTGTTACCTCTAGAACTATGTATGCGCTGAACTTTAGCGAGTTACCAGCGACAGATGGCGCATTTACAGGCGGATCTTCTGTTGATGTAGTAGATAACTACTTTGTCTATAACAGACCTAATACTCAACAATATGCTTCTTCTGATCTGCTTTCCCCTATTACTTATGGATTGGCTTTTGCTAGTAAATTTACAGGGCCTGATGATCTTGTTTCTTTAATTGTGGATCATGGTCAAATCTATTTATTAGGCGAAAAAACTTCAGAAGTGTGGGCAGATGTTGGAACTTTCCCATTTCCTTTCCAGCGTATTCCTGGCGCATCTAGCCAACATGGAATAGCTGCTGAATTTAGTATGGCTCGATTTGGCAATTCTTTTGCTTATGTTTCTAGAAATGATCGTGGTCAAGCCGTTATTGTGCAAATGAATGGCTATTTTCCACAAAGAATTTCTACTCATGCTGTAGAAAATACCCTTGTTAATCAATATATTGGCGATGCTGTAGCTTATACATATCAGCTAGAAGGGCATGAGTGTTATGTAGTGACATTTCCAAGCCTAGACTTAACTTGGGTTTATGACGGCTCTACCCAAATGTGGCATAAATGGCTTTGGTGCGATAACCAAAACAACTATAAGCGCCATAGATCAAATTGCGCTGCCTTTTTCCAAGGTTCAGTTTTGGTAGGAGATTGGGAGAATGGGCAGATTTATCGCTTAGATCCTAATAACTATACCGATAATGGTCAGAATATCCGTAGGATGCGTAGATGTCCTCATTTGGTAACAGACTTCCAAAGGCAGTATTTTGATGAATTGCAGATTCAGTTTCAGCCTGGAGTTGGATTGCAAGGCATAGAAACTTTCCCATTAGGCGATAACGACATTGGTATAAACCCTCAAGCTATGCTGAGATGGTCAAATGATGGCGGTTCTACTTGGTCAAATGAGCATTGGGCTGGTATTGGTAAAGTCGGTAAATACCAAAATCGTATTATTTGGCGCAGATTAGGTCAGGCAAGGGATCGAATCTATGAAGTCGTGGTAACTGATCCAGTTAAAGCGGTGATAGTATCTGCTAACTTAAAAGCATCGGTTGGAGAAAACTAATGGCTAATCAGATATTTGGGCCAAGCCAAGATAATCCTTATCCACAGACTGATTTTATGGATGAGCAGACCAAAAGACCAACAAGGGCTTGGCAGATCTTCTTTGCTAACTTGCTTAACTTCAATAGAACAGCACCTTCAGCAACATCAGGAGGAGCTGTTTTGCCAGCTAATCCTGTTGGTTTTATCGAAATGTCGGTAAATGGCAAGATCTATAAAGTGCCTTATTACAATGTCTGAACTTCAAGTCATAACTGAAGAAAAAGTGCAAACTTTAGAAAAGCACTTTTTAAAAGAAAAACAGGCTGATTGTCCTGTAAAGCATATATTTGCGCCTAATATCTACATTAGGGAAGTGTTTATTCCAGCAGGAACATTCTCTATAGGGCATTACCAAACTACTGAGCATCTTAATATTATGCTTAAAGGTAGGGTAACGATGGTTAATGAGGATGGATCTCATACAGAATTGGTAGCTCCTCAGACCTTTGTTGCAAAGCCAGGTCGCAAAATAGGCTATATCCATGAAGATATGGTTTGGCAAAATGTTTATTCAACTAATGAAATTGAAGTTGAAAAGCTAGAAGCTACATATTTAAACAAAAGCATTACCTGGCAAGAAAACCAAAAATCACAGGAATTACTTCTAACTTTAGATCATTCGCCTGATATTGCTGATTATTATTTGGCAATAGCAGAGTTTGGATTTGACCATGAAACAGTTAGAAAACAGACTGAAAACATGGAAGATCAAATTCCTATGCCTTTTGGAAGCTATAAAGTAATGGTGGCTAACTCAAGAATTGACGGAAAAGGTTTATTTGCTACAGGCAATATCGAAGAAGGAGAAGTTATTGCACCAGCTCGTATTGATGGCAAAAGAACCCCTGCTGGCAGATATACAAATCATTCAAAAAATATTAACGCAATCATGGTTTTAAGAGATAATGGGAACATTGATTTAGTAGCAAAAAAGGCTATAAATGGATGCCAAGGTGGTAATTTGGGCGAAGAAATTACTATTGATTATCGGCAAGCATTAAGCCTTGCAATAAGGAGAGATTAAATGTCAGGAGTCGCAACAGCAATCGTTGTAGGATCAGTAGCTAGTGGCTACATGGCAAGCCAAGCCACTAAAAGCGCTGCACAAACTCAAGCCGATGCAGCAGCTAGAGCGCAAGGTCAGCTATTAGCAAGCGGTCAAGAAGCTGCCGATGTTTACAATCCTTATGTAAATAAAGGGGTTACAGCACTTAATAAAATGGCTGAAGATCCTTACTTTACTCAGCAATTTACCAATAAAGACCTCAATGCTACTTTAGCGCCAGGTTATGACTTCAGATTGCGCCAAGGTCAGCAAGCTAATTTAATGGCTAATAATGTAAGCGGTGGTGCTGTAGGTGGTAATGCTATAAAGGCATTACAAGATTACAGCCAAAATTTTGCTTCAGGCGAATATGGAACTGCTTTCAACCAATTCCAAGCACAAAGAGGTAATATTTATTCAAATCTTCAAAATATTGCAAATATGGGTTTAACAGGATCTACTGGTCAAGCCAACGCAATTATTGGTACTGGTACTAATGTGGCAGGACTTACAAATGCTGCTGGTAATGCTCAAGCTGCATCTCAAATTGCTCAAGGCAATATTTATGGAAATGTTGCAAATACGGCAGGAAACGCAGCAGCTTATTACGCTATGAACAATATGAATCAACCATATCAAAATATGGGAATATCAGGAAATCAAAATACTGGTTATACCTACCAAAACCAAGTTGGGCCTACTGAATCAGGTGGCAATTTAAGCAATTTGAATTTAAGGACATAATATGCCAGCACTTAGTTCATTACCTGATGCAAGTATTTATGGAGGCGCACCAGCTCCTCAAAAAGCTATGTCTTTACAAGAAATGGTTGATCTTGGTCGCACTTCTACTGCATTGCAAAAAGAAAAAGCCTTGTTGCCTTCTGCAATTCAACAAGGACAAGCACAAGCTCAAACAGCCACTATACAAGCAGATACAGCCAAATTAGATAATAATTTAAAGCATATTGGCACAATTATTCAAGATCAACAAACACTTTTAACAAAGCCTGATCTTACTGCCAATGACATTATTGAAAAAGCAAAATCATCTGCAAAGCAATTTAATACTCCAAAAGAAGCATTAGATCAATCTATTGCTGCAATTCCTGTAAACGGATCTCCTTCTGAATTAAGGGCTTATTTGGCTACTAATTTGGCAAAAACTTTAAGCGCTCAATCGCAACTTGAAAAAATGTATCCAGGCGGTATATTGCCATCTCAGTTGCCACAGTCTTATCAGCCTTCTACTGTCAATACTGAAGGTGGTGCTGCTCCTGCTGGCACTCAAACTGCTCCTAAAGGAGTTAATGCGGAACAAATGGCTCAACCAGCTAAATCAGATTTTAGCAAGCCTGTTTCCTTATCTTATCCTGTAAGACTAGCTGGTCAAGCATTTACAGCGCTTCCACAAGAAGAAGATGAGCGCAAAATTGGAACTCAAACTAAGTCAGCTTTATTCCAAAGACAAGCAGAGCTTCCACAAGCTGAAAGAACTATTAAAAGAGCTATTGAAAAAGCTCAAGAAATTGGAAAAGCAGAGTGGAATCAGGGAGCTGGTGCTTTGGGTTCTGCTGGTAGAAAATTTTCTGTATTTCTTGGAACTGAACAAGGAGTTGCTTATAAAGAATTGGGCAAAGATTTGGCTCAAAATGCCATTGCAAACATTAAGGCAATGGGTGGTTCTTTAGATACTGTAAATGGTCAGCAACTTACTAAGATGGCTAACGGAGATGAAACATATCCTCCAAAAGTATTAATAGAAATTGCTCAAAGAACCCAAGCTGATATGACTGCTCTTGATTCAAAAGCAACGGCAATGAAGAAATTTGCTGATAAGTTTGGAGATCAAAATATTAGCGCATTTAATCAGATGTGGAAAAACAATGCTGATCCTGACATTTTTCAACTTAAAAATATATTTGATGATCCAAATATGTCTGCTAAAGAAAAAGCTGATGCTAGAGATAAGTTAATTGGAACTAGCGAAAAACAAAAGAGACTTTTTAATGAGAAATGGAATAACATTAAGAAATTAGAGCAAACAGGAAGCCTGTAATGGATGAATTTAGCCAATTCTTAATGGGTGGACAAGCAAAATCTAATCCACAAGCTAATCCTTTAGTAAATCCTGTAGCCTCAAAAGGAGGCTCTGCTGTCATTACTGATGAATTATTGGATAGCCTTAAGCGCACAGAAAGCGGTAAACAAAAGTTTGCTTTAAATAAAGAATCAGGAGCAATGGGTGATTATCAATTCATTCCATCTACTGTAAAAATGTTGCATGAGCAAGGATATGAATTTAACCCATTTAATCCAACTCAAGCTAGAGAAGCAGCTAAACATTATTTGACTACTTTGGTTGAAAAAACAGGCAGTTTAGATAAGGCTTTGGCTGCTTATGGCGGTCATATTACAAAAGATCCTACTGCTTATGTAAACAAAGTAGTTGGTGGCGCTCAACAGACTCCAGCAACTCAAACAGCAACCCAAGAATCTTCTGATTCATTTTCATCATTTTTGATGGGTGGTAAAGCAGAATCTAAAGAAGCTAGTAAAGAGCCTAAACAAGCATTAAAGCCTAAGTTTTTTGGTCAAGCTGAAGGCATGGAAGATAGCAACAAGACCTTTATGGAGAAGTTTGCTGAACGCTCTAAAAAAGCTACAGAAAGACAAAAAACTGAATTAGCTCCTATGGCATCTTTGGCTGATGTGGCTGCTGGTGTTGTGCCAGGAACAGTTGCTACAGTTGCTTATCCTGTTGCTAGAGCGTTTGGTCAATCTCCTGAAAAGGCTACACAAATTGCACAAGGTTTATCAGAACCTTTAAATCAACCATTTGGTAAAGCATTAGGAGTAACTGAAACTCCTCAATATAAAGGTGAGTTTAGTCGTCAAGCAATGGAAACTGTTGCTAAATATGTTGGTGAAAGCGCAGAAGCTATTTCTCAAAAGACAGGCATCCCTAAAGAAGATGTGGAAAGTATGCTTAATAGCATTACTACTGCTGTTGGGGCTAAATTGCCTAAAGTTGGTGAAGCATTGCCTAAACTTAAAGCTCAATTTGAAAAGCAATTTCCAAGATTTGAAGAACCTACTCCAACTGCTCCTGCTGTCGCACAACCAACAATGGCTGGAGTTGGCGCTGCTAAAACTGAAATCAATCCTTATGCTGGAAAGATTACAGGCGAAGAAACAGCTAGAGGTCAATATCCAACTGTAAAACTTAGCAAAGTTAAAGAAGATGCTACACCAGTTGAACAATCAACTAGAGCTGATATTGCTAATGAAGTTCTTGGAAATACTGGTCAAGTTCGTAGCGGTGTAATAACTGGTAATGAAAACACTTTGCGTCAAGAATATACAGAAGCTAGATCAGCTAATCCAACCCCTAAAAGCGAAATTCTTAAAAAGCAGATTGCAGATGAGCAAAACGCTTTATCTCGTTACGCTGAAAAGCGAATTGAGAATAGCGGTGCAAGCAATAATTTGCCATCAGATTATGAGCGTGGTCAGCTTATGAATGATGCTATTGCTGGAAATGATGGATTAACTGGTTTTCTAAAAACAGAAAAACAAAAACTTTATGATGATGCAAGAGCAAAAGTTGGCGATAACCCTATTAAATCTGATTCTGTAGCAAATTTATTAGAAAATAAACAATTTAGAGCTGGTTTGGGTCTCAGAGGTAATGAAACTGTTGCTAAGAGTGCAGAACAACTTATTGAGTTGGCTAAGACTGTTGGCTTTGAAGATAAAGCAGGAAACATTCTTCCTCCAAACAGTATTGCTGCTTGGAAAGCTGTAAGAGAGGCTTTGAATGGCGAATGGACTAAAGACAATGCTTCAACAATAGGCAAAATTAATAGAGCCATTGATAAAGATATTGCTTTGGCTGGTGGTCAAGATTTATACAAAAAAGCCGACAATCTTTTCAAAGCTGAAAAGAAGATATTTGAGTCCAAAGGAATTAAAACTTTGTTTGGTGAAGTTGATCCAAATGGAGTTCAAACAGCTACTAATTTTGAAGCTATTCCCAAAAAACTCAATCAAATGCCAGTAGATCAATGGAAACATATTTACGACACTTACGATGAGATTTCTAAGGGCCGAGTTCGTGGTGCTGATTTTGATTTAGAAATAACTCCTGAATTGATTGATTACGCTAATGCTGCTAAAGCTGAAATGCGTGGTTCTTTGGCTAGAGAAATATACCAGGCTGGAGCTGGAAAAGCTGGTGTTTGGAATCAAAACTCTGTAAATAACATTTTAAACGCTAGAGCCAAAAAGATTGAGTATGCTTTTACTCCTGAAGAACAAAGAGCTTTCCATACATTGAACTATGCAGGGCATATCATGCCTGGAGTTCATGCTTATGAAGGAGCAGCTCTCCAAGGTCAAAGAGTTGGCAAATTTGCTGAGAAATTGCCTATGGTCGGTAGAGAAGCTGGAGCAGCAACTCGCTTGCCGTTTGGAGCAACCATTGGCGAAAAAATAGGTGAAAAAGCAGCTCAATTTACAATAGGTAAATCTGAAAAAAAACAAGCAAGCAAACTTCAAGAAGAAATGATGAAGAACGCTCAAAAAGGTAAAACTAATCTTAAAGACATAGGCAAGGAATAATCATGGCATCAGTTCTTTTATCCCCATACGGAATAGGTCAGCAATTTTTTGATGACAATGGAGTTCCTTTAGCTGGAGGTTTGATTTATACCTATCAAGCTGGATCTTCTACTCCATTAGTAACCTATACAACTAATGCTGGAACGATTGCTAATGCAAACCCTATTGTTTTAGATGCTGCTGGTCGAGTTCCACAAGAAATTTGGCTACTTACTGGCTATTCTTATAAATTTGTTTTGCAAAATGCAAGTGCGGTATTGATTCAAACTTTAGACAATATCTATCCAATTTTGCAAAATGCTCCTGCATCAGCTCCTGCTGTTCCTACTGGCGGTATTATTCTTTGGTCAGGATCTACTGGTTCTATTCCTGCAACTTGGTATTTATGCGATGGAACAAACGGAACTCCTGATTTAAGAAATAGCTTTATTGTTGGAGCTGGCTCAACTTATGCCGTTAATGCTACTGGTGGAACGGCTGATGCCATAGTTGTTTCTCATACTCATACGGCAACTTCTACTTCTGCTGTTACTGATCCAACTCATACCCATTTATCTAATGCTAATGGTGCATATAATGGCGGTGGAGCTGGTGCTGCAATGGGAACAACAGGCAATAGTCCTGGTTATGCAACTCAAGCAGCTTCAACTGGAATTACAGTAGCCACAACTACAACTAATGCTTCTGCTGGTGTAAGCGGAACTAACGCTAATCTTCCTCCTTATTATGCTCTAGCCTACATCATGAAAGGCTAAGTGTGGATATGTCATTTGAACTAGATCCAGTTAAATATGGAATTCTTTGGAATACTGTAGAGAATAACGAAAAACAATTAGAACTAATGTCACAAAAGATCGACAAAATGGAGTCTAAATTAGAGGAGCTTGTCGCACTTGCAAATCAGTCTAGAGGTGGTTTTTGGGTTGGAATGGCTATCGTATCTGCAATTAGCGGAATTGTGGGATTTATTGGAAGTTATTTCTCAGGAAAATGAAAATGTATGTCCGATCCCTATGGAATTGCAGAAGGAGTAAAGGCTCTTTCTAGTAGCCTTGATGCAAGCCGAGAGGCTAGTAAAGGACTATCTACCTCTATAGAGAACATTCAAAAAGATGGATTAGATGTAGCTCAAAAGCAAGCTAATGAACGGATCAGAGCAAGGCGAGAAGCAGAGTTTAAGAAAGAAAGAGCATTAATTAAGGCTTTAGATTCTTGGAAACATAAAAAGCAAATTAGTGATGAAGAAGCTAAACTAAAAATAGACTTTGTAAAAAAATATGGCGCTAAAGAATGGGAAGCGGTTTTAAAAATTAAACTGGATATTGAAAATATGCAACGCAAAGACAACGAAGAATTCCAACATGATTTGAAAGCTGTTCGCAGGGTTCAATATTATTGTTTTGCTTTGGCAACAGTAATAGCTTGGTACTTAACTTGGGGTTATAAATAATGGATTGGTTAGCTAAATTAGTACCAACTATTGCTACTTGCTTGGGTGGCCCTTTGGCTGGTCTAGCCGTTACTGCGGTATCTAAAGCACTAGGTATTGACGAAGATAAAGTTCAAAATGTGATTGATAGCGGTAAATTAAACGCTGAACAAATAGCTAGTCTTAAACAAGCCGAAATCGAATTGCAAAAACAAGCGCAGGAATTAGGGCTTAATTTTGAACAATTAGCAGTTCAAGATAGAGCTTCTGCTCGTGATTTGCAAAAACAAACTAAATCACTTATTCCTCCAATTTTATCTATTTTGGTAACTATTGGATTTTTTGGCATATTAGGCGGTTTAATGTCAGGAAAAATTATGACTTCTGATGCTTTGATGCTTATGCTTGGTTCTCTTGGAACTGCATGGACAGGCATTATTGCGTTTTACTTTGGTTCTTCAGCTAGTAGCCAGGCAAAAGATCAAATGATTCATAACTCCACTCCATTAAAATGAATACAGATCAATTACAGGCTTTAGGGATAGATCCTAAATGGCTAGATGGTTTAAATGCTGTATTTCAAAAGTATGAAATAAACACTCCAAGAAGGCAGGCTGCCTTTATTGGTCAATGTGGGCATGAATCTGCATCATTCAAAGTTCTTGAAGAAAATCTGAATTACAGCGCTAAAGGATTAGTTGCTACTTGGCCCAGCCGATTCCATGACATTGAATTTGCATCAGAATATGAGCGTAAACCTGAAAGAATTGCCAATAAAGTCTATGGTGGCAGAGCTGATCTAGGAAATACTGAAGATGGCGATGGATGGAAGTTTCATGGCAGAGGCTTAATTCAGCTCACAGGGCGGTCAAACTATACAGTATGTGGACTAGCCCTAGGAAAGCCATTTGCAGAGCATCCTGAGCTTGTATTAGAGCCTGAGAACGCTTGTATGAGCGCTGGCTGGTTTTGGAATAAGCGTGGTTTAAATGCGTTGGCAGATAATGAAGATTGGACTACTATTACCAAAAGGATTAATGGTGGAACTATTGGACTACAAGATCGTATTGATCGCACTCACAAAGCAATGGATATATTAGGAGCATAAAAATGCAAGAATCAAAAAAGCAACAAAAAAGAGAAGAAGCTCAAGTAATTAAACTGCGTAATTCAGTTTATGAAGTAAAGCAAGAATTAAAAAAACATGAGAAAGAGCCTATGAACAAGGCTCATCCCATGAAAGGTTAAAGTTTTTTAAATTCCTGTTCCATATCTTTGAGGGTAAAGATTCGGCTTTTAATCCAAGCCATAGTCCAAACCTTTAAAGCTACTTCATTGGTGTTAAATACATCAGGAAAAGTTTCAAAAAACTGTCTTTCGCACTCGTTTTCAGGAACAGCTATTTCTCCTGCAAATGGAACTTTTTCGTAGTTCATTTAATCCTCGCTACTTTGGCTTTACGCAATACAGCCTCGTATTGTTGTTTAGCCTGGTCATCTAACTTACGCAATGGCAAATTCTGCCAATAGGCCCATTTATCTTGATATTCCTGAAGCTCTGATGGAGGAGTCCAACCAGCAAGCCTCCATCTAATCGAAATATCAGTTCCAGCAGCAGTCCAAATATGTTCGTTCATATTGCTCCTTAAAATGGTGGATCATCCAAATCATTAGATTGTTTAGCTAACTTAGGCTGGTCGTTCTTTTCTTCAGGCTCGTTTAAATAAGCAAAAATAGAACCCTCTTTCATGGCATAGATAGGCAAAGACTCAATCTTGAGCATTAGGCCATGCTTAGTTTCCATGATGACTCCAATAGACTGATAGCGTTTCTTAGTTTTGCCATCCGTCTTATCTTCATATTCTGATACTGCTGCTTTTACGAAATATTTAATTGCCATTGCGCTTCTCCATAAGATTTACTTCTTTTTCTACTTCACTTAAAAACTGCTTAATTTCTGTTTCCATAAACAAAATGAACTCAGGATTTCTAGGAACATGAACAACCAGTAATTGACTGCGTTCAGGCATCCTTGGATCAAAACTTACAAAGTCGCACCATTTAGCTCCTGTAACTGCCATTTGAGCTTGCATCTGAATAACATATTTGTTAGGTGGCGCATTGTCTTTTATATACCCCCAATGCGTAGCAGAGTTTGGACATTTAATTTCAATAAGACCATCGTTTCCAACCAAGCCATCAGGAGAACAACCGAAACTAGCAATAGTAGGATGATCGACAAAAGCAATTTGATCGACAAAATTGCCTGTCTTAACTTCATAAGCAACCCTAGCTTGTGGCTCTGTTTGAGTTCCCCATTGCATAGCTTCATTTTGGTATGATTCCTGTATGGTCTTTGTAACTCGTTGCAAGGCAAGCTCAATCAGATAGTTACCTCGACTAGCTGAAGGGCCTGATTTTGTCTTAGCCAGTATATCGGCAACCCTAGAAGCGGTAACTTTTCCCAATCTGAGCTGATGCCATTCAGGAGTTCCCTGTTGTACGCAAGCAACACGATCCTCTGTAGTAAATGTAGTCATTTCTCTTGTGCCTTTCTTAGTATTGCTCTAGCAAATCCATAGTATGCAAAATTACCTTGTAGGCTAAATCTATCTTCAGAATGATAAATTTCTGCTATTTCCTCATCTGTTAGTGTCTTTAACTGTGGTGAACAAGTGTGAATAGAATCCCCTGTAACTCTTTTGCG